GTACGGAGGACCAGGACCTTCCACGTGTTCGCCTGAATGAATACACTGACAAGTGTATTCAAGCGTCTCCGTTACATGCTTCATAATAAAGCTGTAACGAGTGGTGAGGTTGTCGACTGCATTCAAACTAGCATTGGAGACAATGTCGCCAATATTAGCGAACCAGTCGACAAGCCATGACCACGGGAGCACGTTCCACAACAATTCGGGCGTTGGCAACGCACCGAAGAGAGCAGCACGAGCTCTCGCATCCCAGAGTGACGACCCCACATCGGGTATGTAGTACCGAAAGGCACCAACAAACCAGATGTGAGTTTTCGTCACAGCCCTTCGAGTAACAATGCTTTTACCAACCGGCCATCCTGGCGGCGGGTTAAAGCATCCAGCGTATGGGACGTTGTATTCCCAAACGTTGGAAGTACTCGATTCGTCGTTCTCGACTTCCGCCCGACGACGAATGTAGCGACCATTATTCCTAATGATCTCTGCCATTCGCTTGTCAATTGACTTCCAAAGATTATACATATCTTGGAGGTCCTTGACAAAGGGTTTCCAGCCAAACGCTACATTCAGATATTCGGAACCAAGGTTCCGAAAATCCTGTAGTTTTGACAATAGAACCCTCGGAAGTTGCGTGATAGGGACTGTCCAGATTCCCTTGAGAGGAATCTTAGGCAGATCTCTCAGTTCAGCAATGAACTGACCCACTCCCGCAACCGGGTTACCAGGTCGAGCTCTCTTATATCCAGTTGCGTACTTACCGGAAAGTCCGGAAGAGGCAACGGCAAAAGAGGGCATCGAACTGATAAAAGCAGGTGGCTTCGAACTGATATCTGGATAGATCCCCGAGCCAGCACAGCCCGCGGATCGTCCAGACCAGACGTTGTCCAACCGCACGAAAGTCATCGGTTTTGACGTGTGGTTAACTTTTCGTTTCCACACGTAAAACGGACCGCCACCACTCCAAGTTCCATCATGGATCTTCCAGTGGGGCTGAGAAACGAGTAGGGCTTCAGTGTCCCAGTCGCGTACGATAGCGGGGCCCGAGCTCCAATGAATGAAACCCAGGTTAGTCCTCACTTTTGGTACGCGACTCGGCATGTCTGGATGGCCCATTTAGAGGGAGAGAGGGGTGGCAGCATAAGTACTGCCCTGGCGGGCCCGAAAGGGC